ATAGAAAAGATGGACGAAAAAAGAGTAGTCTACGTTGCAGTAACTAGAGCTAAGTATTCATTACATTTATTGAGCTCTGATTATAAGTACAACTATCCAATAGGGGAAGATTATTTAACTTACATAGAGGAAAAAAGAAATGAGCAATAAAACGTTTTTTAAACAAGTAGGAGGTTCTCATTATAAAACAATGAAGATACAGCCTTCTAAATTCATAAATGAAAATAATTTACCATTTGCAGAAGGTAATGCAATCAAGTATATATGCAGACATAAATTAAAAGGAAAAAAAGAAGATATTCTAAAAGCTATCCACTATTTAGAAATGGTTTTAGAAAGAGATTACAATGTTTAATCTTAAAAAAACTATAATTGGTGATATGGGTTTATTTACTTGTATCTGTATTTTTTATTTTTTACTAACGGTAATATAAATGACAAGTTTACAATATTCATTAACATTTAAGAAAAGTATTTGGTTGTGTCCTTCTGAGTATAAGGATTTATCTAGCGCCACTGAAATAGCAATTGACTTAGAAACTAGAGACGATGGTATAAGCGAAGGTCTTGGTGCCGGTTGGGCTATTGGTAAGGGCTATGTGATCGGTTTTGCTGTAGCTGTTGAAGGTTGGCAAGGTTATTACCCATTTAAACATTTTGGTGGGGGTAATATGATACCTACACAAGTTATAAGCTACATGAAAGAAATATGTGCATTACCTTGTAGAAAAATATTCCATAATGCTCAATACGATTTAGGTTGGTTACAAGCAATGGGTATTCAAGTTAATGGAGAGATCGTAGATACAATGGTTGCAGCAGCAATCGTTGATGAAAATAGATGGGCCTANAATCTAAATGCATTGGCTAAAGATTATTTAGGNGAGATTAAAGCTGAAACTGATTTAAAAGAAGCAGCTAAAGATCATGGCATTGATCCTAAAGCTGANATGTGGAAANTACCNGCAGAGCATGTTGGTTTTTACGCTGAACAAGATGCACGGCTCACGCTTAAACTATGGGGATTTCTAAAGAATGAAATCATTAAGCAAAACTTAACTACTATTTGGGAAATGGAATCTAAACTACTTCCTATTCTAATTAAGATGAGACAAAAAGGAATTAGAGTAGATGTAGATAAAGCTCAAAAAATGATTAAAGAGTTTGAAGCACAAGAAAAAGAAACTTTAATTAAGATAAAACAAATAGCTGGTAAAGATATAGATATCTGGGCAGCAAGACAAATAGGAGAAGCCTTTGATAAACTAAAAATACCTTATCCTAGGACTGCAAAGACAGGAGAACCATCATTTACACAAAACTGGTTAACTAATTGTAATCATGAAATAGCTAAACTTATTGTTAGGGCTAGAGAGATAAATAAATTTCATGCTACTTTTTTACAAAGTATTATGAGATACCAAATTAAAGGAAGAATACATGCTGAAATAAATCAATTAAGATCTGATAATGGTGGAACTGTATCTGGACGTATCTCTATGTCTAATCCAAATTTACAACAAATTCCTGCACGTAATAAAGAGTTTGGCCCTAAGATTAGATCTTTATTCTTACCGGATGAAGATTGTAAGTGGGGAGCATTTGATTACTCACAACAAGAACCAAGAATGGTTGTACATTACGCCGCTTCAGTTGGTTATGAAGGATCACAAGAACTTATTAAAGCATATGAAAATGCTTCAGCAGACTTTCACCAAACAGTTGCTGATATGATAGGTATTGATCGTTCACAAGCTAAAACAATTGGTTTAGGTTTAATGTATGGAATGGGTAACACCAAACTTGCAACATCTTTAGGATTATCTGAACAAGAAGCTAAAGAGATAATTGTTAAATACAATAAGAAAGTTCCGTTTGTTAAACTTATTAATCTTTGTATGGATAAAGCATCTAAAGAGGGCGCTATTAGAACTAAGAAAGGTCGTAAGTGTAGATTTGATAGATGGGAACCTAAAGATTGGGTAATGGTAAATTCTGAAACCTTTGAAACAGCCATTGCTAAATTTGGTGGACAAGAAAATATCAAGAGAGCCGGAACATACAAGGCTTTAAATAGATTGATACAAGGTTCCGCAGCCGATCAAACTAAACAAGCTGTTATTGATTGTCATGAAGCAGGGCATACTCCACTATTACAGATCCATGATGAATTATGTTTTAACATTAAAGATGAAGTTAAAGATGTTAAAGTAATTAAAAAGACTATGGAGAACTGTATAGAGTTTAAAGTTCCAAGCTTAGTTGATGTAGCAATTGGAAAGAGTTGGGGAGAGGTTGAATAATAAATATGCCTTTTAAATCTGATGAAAAGAAAAAGAAGTATCATAAAGAATACCTTAAAAAATGGTCTTTAAAAAATGGTAAAAAAATTTCTNAAATTAAATATAAGTACATGAATAGTGAAAAAGGTTTTGTGACAAAATGTATTTCATCAATGTTTGCTCCAAGTAAAATAAAAGAAAGAGGACTTATTCCTCTTTCTACTAAAAAAGAAATACTAAATTGTTTTAATGAATATATTAATAAATGGGGAAGAGTTTGTTTTTATTGTTTTGAACCTTGGACTTATAAAAGAAAAAAATATAATGTAGGCGGGGGTAGGTCTTTTAAAAAATTTACACAAAATATGAAAAATTTTTCTGTTGATCGTTTTGATAATGATAAAACTTATAGCATTGATAATATTGTATTTTGCTGTACTAATTGTAATTCAAGCAAAAATAGAATATCTATTAAATTAATAAAACGTTTAAATGAAATAATAAAGGATAGAGACTTATGAAAAACGAAATTGGTAAAAGAGACCATGTAACAGGAACCACGGTTCTCGGGCCTATGAAAATTATACACCCACTATATCAAATATTTGGTGTGAGATTAGAGATGATTAATTTTGATAATATAATTAATTGCGATCATAAAGAACATGCAACAGATATTAAAGATTCAATAGAAGACATTGGATTAATTTGCCCAATGGTTTTATCTAAAAAAGATAATAAGTATATTATAGCGGATGGTTGTAGCAGATATAACTTTGTAAAAGAATATTCTAATACTTCTATTTGTTATGTAGCAAAAAATATAGATGAAGAAAAGTTTTTACAACAAATGAATAAAAAAGTATTTAAACTTCACATGCAAAAAGAAATAATAAAAAGTTTTGAATTTTTATTTCAAGACGATATCGTTGAGTACACAGCAAAGTGTACTTACCTATTCTCTGAGGGCATTCCCAAAGAAAAAATATTAAGATAAAAAATTTAAGAAGCTATATCTAATTCTTCTTCTAATTCTTCTCTTACTTTGAATACAGCTTGTTCTCGTAACTGTCTTTTAATTTCTTTCAGTTCGAATTCAATCTGCATCATATCTATTGTCTCTGCTCCTTTTTCTAAGAACATTTGATTCCACGTAGATTCTAGAATCATTTTCTTAGCGATAAGAGACTGTTCATTATGAAACATTCAGTTCCTCATATGTTAGGAAGACTTTGGATGGGGAGTATGTAATTTCTTTACTCCAAGTTCCTCGGCCTTCTCTAAGCTCTTTTATGAAGTTGTTTTTCGCTTCATCATCATCTAATGCCTTTACGTCAAGTACTATACGTTGACCAGCATATCTAGCAGTGAAGCGATATGACTTCATAAGATTATCTTATATAACTTGGGATGTGTTGTCAATATTCATTGACATTAGCATAGAACATCTTTAAAACCAAATAGTATGATAAAAACAATGATAAAAAGATACATATATAACTTTAAAAAATACACGTCTAAGCAATATTATATGGACGAACATCCAGATAATAGGTCTTATCCACCTCTATTAAAAAGGTTATATATATTTTGGAAACTAAAATCTGAGCCTACATTCGAAGAAAGAATGGATTATTGGCGAAGACTACACCCATAGGAAATACAATGGACATTAATAAATGGAAAAGCGTTGCAATAAGAATAGAAGATTACAAAATACTTAAAAGTCTTTGTGGAAAGAAATTTAGAGCCCCTGCAAGTATGATATCTAAATTAGTACATGATTACTGCAAGTATCAAGCATCAAAAGAAAAAGTAAAATACGAAGTTTTTATAAAAACTTTACTTAACGGAAAACATTAGAGTTGTTTATTTCGTTATTTATGTTATTAATTTAACATGGATAACGAATGCGACCCAATTCATCAAGAATTTCTATCTTCTTTAAGTTTTTTATCTAAGAAACTTACAAAATTTCAATACGAACTTGTTTGTCATATTATGTTTAATCTTTATATGGGTAAAACATATGGTTTTGATCCTGCGTTTGATGAAAGATTTCTACCTTTGTGTAAAATGTATTGGTATAGCAAAGGTAAAAATGATTTTAATACAAAAAATATTCCTGAAAATGAAGGAAAAGCCATAATATTTAAAGTGTATGATGGTGGCAAAACGAAGAAATAAGACTTACAATGTACGTATGAAACGCATCAAACGTACAAATATCTTTAAACCTCACAGGCTAGAAAACGTAATGGATATGGATTATTCAGCGTGGTCTGGACAAGAAATCACAGAATTGTTAGTAGCAGTACATGATAACTACAGTTATTTTATTAAAAGCAAACATAGTCCTGAGTTAACAATATATTACCATGACGTACTCAGTAAACTTGTTAAAACTTATGGGCATTGAATTCGCTAAAACTATTTTAGAAGATAAAGAGATACCCTCCGAACAAAGACTATGGCGTGGTGTTTTATGTAATGCTCTTGAAGATACAATGCAAGGATTATCGGATCGGAAAACAAGTATCTTTAAAATGGAAGCTCATGAATGGATAATCAACAGCGAAGAAGATTTTCAAAAGGTATGTTATTGGTCGGGCTTCGATCCTGATTTAGTTAAAGAAAAATATTTATTAGCAGTTAAACGAGGAGATATTAAGTTTACAGAAAAACAAATTAATTGGATTAAATACTACAGGCATTACGAAGTTTACAAAAAAGAAACCGACAAAGAAAAACGCAGAGAATGTAAAAAGATGGCAGACAAGTGGCGAAGTATTGTTTTTAATAGTACAACGGCGCTAGTCACTTCATTTTTAATTTCATAAGTAGAGTTGATCCCATAAATTTTATTTGAGATCATAACGGCCGAAAGGAGTATCTCATGGCTAAGAAAAAAGAAAACATACAAGACATATTAGATAGAATCAATGAAGACATTGAAAATATCAGAGAAAAAGTTGAAATATTAGAGTCTCAAGCTGATGACTCTGATTTTGACGATGAAGATGAGGATGAGTAAATTGGTATAATTGACTTATACTAAATTTGGTAATAAAATCAATGACATAGAGTATCACACTCTATTTTTTCCTTTCATTGTTTAAAGTTTCCTCCCTCTTGAAAAAGGGGGAGGTTTACCTATATACTGTCATAGGTTGTACCATAGGGGTAGACCAATTAACTTGCTTAAAAAGGAGTAAATTATGACAAACCTAGAAGTTTTCAATAATTTAAATAAACAATTATTCAACGGATCAACAAAGTTTTTTGATGATGCCTTTGAAAATATTTTTGACACGTGGTCAAAAGTAAAATCTTTTCCATTTTACAATGTAGTAAAATACTCAAAAGGTAAATACGCTATAGAAATGGGTTTAGCTGGATACAACAAAGAAAATGTTCTTGTAGAAGTTAAAGATGGTATTTTAACTGTTGAAGGTAAAGTAGATGATAAGAACGTAGAGTACGTTCAAAAAGGTTTAGCCTTTAGACAATTTTTTAAACAGTTTGAATTAGCTAAAGATGTAATAGTTGATGAAGCTGAAATGAAAGATGGCTTATTAAAGATTAAATTTGGCTACAACGAGCCTAAAGAACTTGAAGGCGTTAAAATAGACGTTAAATAATGTTCCCTTATAATGAGGATGAAGCTACGTGGCTTGGTTAATTACGATTGCCAAGCCACGTAAGCCATATTAAAAAAGAAGCCCATCCAATAATTAACCAAAATTCAGTTGTAAATATTATATCCATATAAAT